GTTATTGTAAATCTTGTTTTCCATTCGACAAATAAATCTCGATCATCTGTAAATGCACCACCAATTAAATATGCTTTTTTAAATACTTTACCTAAAGCAGAGTCTGGATTTAAATCTTTTTTATTTAATAAACAATAACAACCATTTTTAACCCTATCCTCTGGTACTACACAAGTACCATCTGGAATTACACCAACATTAGTTCCGCTACCGCTATAACATTTTAATGATGTCATATTTTCACAAGTTAAAGTTTGTGTTAATCCAAGAAATTCAGAATCAAATCCTTCACCAGATGGTAAACTAGCAGCAAAACTTGTCCCTGGGTCAGAAGTTTGTCCGTCAGGAGTATAATAACAGAAATTATTATTTTGATGAAGTGCAAATCCAGTTCTTGATCCTGGACCATTTTCAATACAAGAAGATGTTGGTAATCTATCACTTCTCATAATAATATTATTTTTATTAGAGAAATCTACTCCGGTTAATTCACCGGCATTTGTATACCTATAATATGCTGGTGAATATAAAGCAAAACCTCTAGTATAGTCTGGGTTACCACCGGCAGTATATGGCCATCCGGCTTCACTTTGTGTCCATATATTGCTATATAACAATGTTGGTAATGATATTAATAATTGGTCGGAAATAAAACCAATAAAAGGTACTCCGCCAACATAATCAGTTTGTGATACTGGCAATGTATATCCATTTGATGTTAATTGATATGATGGTGATGTTAATGAACCTACGGGTTGAAAACTGTTTATTGGGTAATATAGTTGTCCTCCAAGTGAGTATGTGTTTAAAGTTGTATCATCTGTTGATAAATAATAATATGGATTTGTAGATGTAAATCCAGAATAATCAATAGATGGTGTAAAGGTATATGATTGGAAATATAAACCGGTTGGTGTTGTATTGTCTAAAGTGTTATGTGATTTTGGCTGTAATGTTGATGCCTTTATTGGTATATTCAAATAATACTCACCCTCAATTATTGGTCCGGAACCAAATGTGGTGTAACCAAAAATTTTAGATAAATCGTATCTTATAGTTTGTTTAGAAGTATATGGATCAACACCTCTTGTTAGTATCATTACTTCATATTCGGTATCGTAATTTTCAATTTGTTCAATTGCGACATAATCATTTACTTGTTTTGTAATACAATTTTGTGGTGACTCATTATCACCAGATTCAATTGTTGTTGGTGGTGTTGTTATAAAACCACCGCCAGTATCAGTAAGGACTTTATACGCTATTTTATGTTTTAAATAATCATTAGGAAAGTAACCACTTGTTGTTTGTGACATTGTTTCAAAATCACCAACTGTCATGCCGGTAATAACTTGGAAATATTCAACATCTGGTAGATATTGCATATAATTTTCAGCGTTACCGGTTTGGTTAATATAAATTGTTGAGGATAGGTTATTTCCAGCATTAGCTGGGTCTGCGTATTGTACAGTTGTTGATGTAACACCAGTAATTGTTGTTCCTGTGACAGAATTAAAACCAAATTGATTTAAAGTAGCACCAGTTAAATTTATTTGACCATTAGATGTTTTTGGGTTAACAAATGAAAAGATTTCTCCGGTACCTATGTTTTGTGTTGTACCTTTATTTACCAATAAAACTAAGACTTGGTCTTTAAATGGTGTACTTGTTGGTGTTAATGCTGGGTTTACAGTTGTTTCTATTTGGTTTATACCACCACCAACGGTAAAATACTTATTTCTTGAATTAAATTCATTTAGTTTTTGTGGATAAGTTTCTTTTGTTGGCATCGCAAACCATCTATCATCCCCACCGGAAGTCTTTTCTGCGGCAAAAAGAAAAAACTCTGGTGATTTCTGATAGTATGAACCAGGACCAGAAATTATATCCCAACCAGAAAATATTCTTCTAAAATCAACAACGGCTTGTGCTACCACACCACCGTCAATTTCTTGGTCAGTAGCTCGATTTAATAAAGATCTGTGTCCAATGTCATAACTTCCAGTACAAGACCCACTATCATTAAACCAACCAAAATTTTGTTGGTCATTATCATACCCAGGTCTATTTTCTAAATTTGGGTGATTCACTAAATTATATGTTGCCGATAGATTTATTGGCGCTAAAAATGAATTTGATATTGCTGTATTATCTGCATTTCCTTCTTGGTTTGCGTCAATTGTTGCTTGGATTGAGTTAGCGTCAAAGTCATCTTCCATTTCAGCATTTTTACAATCACATTCACAATTATTACATTCTGGATATGAAATCATTGGTAATCCGATTCTTGGGAATCCTTTAACTTTTATAGCGGCTCCTATCGCTAAGGCTGTAAATGTCAAGGCTAAGGCAACATAAAAAATTGCTTTAGCAATTAAAAACGCAATACTAAATGTTGTTCTGACTAATTCTAGTATATTTGTAACATTAACTACAAGGCCAACACCACTACTAATTGTTCCGGCCGCTTGGTTTATTGCGTACCAACTTTCTTGTATTGATTCCCAAGCTGCAACACCAGCATTGTACGATAGATACAAACCAAGAATTATTAAAAGATATTTTAATACCGGCCAAATAAAAGAAACTAAATGTGCGACAAATAATAAAACTAAAATTATTGGTGATAAAACACTTAATAATATGTTAAAAATAAAAAATATAAAATCAAAATTTCTTATTATATCATTAACTGGAAATGTATTTACTGTTGTTTTACAAGATCTATTATCAATCTCTTTAATACCTAAATGTTTAGCGCGACCAAGTCCATTTTTGTATCTATCAAGAAACATTGATGTTGTATAAACTTTGTTATAATTAAATTCATAAAAAGTATCATCACAATCTATTGCTGCTTGTGTGTCAACATAATCATCCCAATCTAAACTAAAGGTATATGACCTTAAAACATCAAAATAATCTTGAGGTAAAAATGTATAATTTATTGTTTGTGGTTGTGTATCATCAATTGGGTTTGCAACAAATTGAACTAAGTCCCCATTTAAAACTGGTATTACTTGTACATCACCAAAATACGGTGAACCATTAATATATACAGTATAATTTTGTGAATTTACCGTATCTTCAAATAATAACCCCCCAGATGCGGTCATAGTTGTTGATCCGGTTAAGTTACCAACTGGTATTGTAACACTAATTGGTGATGTTGTTGTTGGGTCAAAAGGATCGTTACTTGATGAGGTCCACCCGTGTTCTTTAATGTTTGGTACAAGAAAATTTGCTCTTAAGAATTGGTTTTGTAAACCTTGTTCATTTTCCCATTTGAATTTAAAGCGGTATTTACCTTTTGTTGGTATTCCTTTTGTTGGGTCATTTGATAAAACTTGTTGTCCAAATTCATTTGTAACAACATAGTCTAGATTCATTGGTACTTTAGTTAAAAATGAACCGTCACCATCTATAACTTTACCATCTTGTTCAAATTTATATTCTTCTAAAACTGGTAAATTTTGACTATCTGGGAATATTGTTTGTCTTATTGCTAAAATTTGTCCTGGACCTGCAACTAATTCACATAAATTACCGGTATTATTTTTTGGTTTACAATTAGTTTTTAATGCGTCATCATCGGTTGTTGAAATTATTGAACCCATAAAGATTGCACTTGGTTCAATTTTTATATTAGCTTCTGCTGTTAAATCAAAATCAAGTCTTGTTATTCCAATTTGACAAATATCATCTTCACCCCATAATGGTGATATTTCTGTAATCTTATTTAATGTCTCTATTTGTGGTAATTCACGTAGATTTGTTGATGTTTTAAATGTATTACCATTTACTTGTGATTGATTTGCAACACCGGAGTCTACTAAATCTTGTGGACTTAATGAAAAACAACCAATATCAGATAAATCAACGTCCATAACAACAGTTTGTGTTCCGGTTGGTGCTCCAAAAATCATATAATCACCACTTTCGTTTGTTTTAACAACAAACTTATAGTACTTATCATACACTTCAATATATGATTGTTCTAATAAAACTTCATCTCTAGTTGGGAATGTTCCTGTTGCTGCGTGTGTTGAATAAGATGGGTCTTTTGGTAATAGATTGTATCTATAACCTTCCTCATTTAAATCAGATAATGTTTTATATGGGTATAGTTCGGATATTATTGGATTTGTTTCATCTTCGGTTGTCAATGGAATAAAGACTGATATTTTTGCGTTTGGTACACCAAAACCACCATTAACTAATACTCTACCAATTATAACACCGTAATCAGCACATACCCTTGTATATAACTCACTTTGATTTATTTTTAATGAAAGGATTTCAAGTTGTTCAAAATCTTGTTCAAGTTTAACATTTATGAACTTGTCTTGACCAACTTCGGTTCTTATTCTATATGATTTAGGCATTAAATTTTACTTTTTTTGATAAATAGTTTATTTCCTATTTTCAAAAAATAATCTTTATTTTCAATAAATAAATTATTAAGTAAATGATACTGATTTAAGGTTAATAACCCTAACGTTAATATCTTTGTTTGGATATCTAATTTGATAAATTTGTGTTGGTTCCGCAAATATTGTATCAGCAACAAGTTGTATTTGTTTTGTATTTGGGTCTGAATATTTTTGTGATGTTTGATTTGATGAATATTGTCCACCAACTTTATTGTAAAATCGCATATCAGAAATACTAACAACACCATTTTCATTTTGGATGATTCTTCTTATTTCTGAAACATTAACATTTTGACCTAATTGTCTTGTTGTTGGACTAAAATATGTTGTAACTAAATCAATTATCTTTGACACTATAGCACCTGAATTTTGACTAGCGTCTAATACTACATCAACATCAACAGCTAAATCAATTGGGTTTGCACTTTCAATAGAAATGTAATCGTTTATCATTCTATAATTCGATAAATAATTAGCAACATTATTTTTCAATGTTGTTGATATTGTGTCTGTTAAAGTACCACTAACGTCATACGATAACATTTTTATTTTAATTTTATTATTTTCTTCAGTTATTGATACTTTTGCTGGAGCACCAAATTGTGATGGCATTGTTCTAATTAAAGATTCATAATCATTAATTGTTGTTGCTCTATTTTGTGCGGAAAAGTTAAACGAAACCATTTGTCTAACATCCTCTGTTGTTGGTGCATTTGCACCACCAATTGCTGCAGTAACATTATTACAACTTAATGTATTAACAACAGATCTATTAACACTTTCGGATGGTCCATTAACAAAAAATGACACGGTACCAATTTGTGTAATTACATTTGCACCAAGATTAGTTCCTTGCCCACCACCAATTCTATACTGAATGAATAGTGTTGAGTTTGATTTTAGGGCCGCACCTAATGCTAGGTTATTTGAGTATTTGTTTAAATCAAAAGAATTACCGGTTCTTGCAAATTCTCGTAATTGTTCTTCTGCTGAAATATTACCACCACCAAATGTCATTTTTAAATAACCTTGTGGTGTATATTCAGTTATAAATTTTGTATTTGTTGTTATGTAACGACCAACTTTAATTCCTGGTTCGTCAGATACCTTTGTTGGGTCTTCAATAAAAACCCTATCTTCAGCAAGAGCCTTAACTTCGTACCATCTATTATCTAAACCTAAAAATTCTTGTGGTTCTGGAATTGTATTATACTGGGTACCATCTTTAAGTAATACACTTGTAATTCCTAAAACATTTTTTTCTGGTAAAAATAATTCAAAATATGGTTTAACATCATTTGGTGTTATAACTCTTTTAAAAACTTTAGTTGTGCCATTAACAACAACTTCTCTTTTTGTAATTGTATAGTTAAGTAATCTTCCATTTGAATCAAAATTTGGTATTTTTAATCTATTTGGTGAACCTTCTGCGTTTGTTGGTGACGCAAAATCAATATCATAAACAGTTTCAAATGGTTGTCCGGCACCACTAACTTGTGAACCTCTTCTTAATATACCACAATATCTTAAATCTTCCTTATCACCAAAAGCAGGAACCGTAATTGAAAAATCAACTAAAGCAACAGATGGTCTTTGTCCTGGTATTTTTAAACCATATGTTCTTGCAATATTATAAATTGATGCTTTTTGTTGTGCAAACTGTAGGACGGTTTCTTGAATACTTCTGTCAATTTGGAATTGTAAGTTATCGTTTACAGCAGCATTTAAGTCCATCAAAACAGAAAAAACACCAGCGTCGTTAAAATTCTGTATAAGGTCTGGATAATAAGTTCTTGTAAAATTTATTAATTCGGTTCTTATTGTCTGAAAAT